GGGTCAAAATTGGATTGATAGAGATGGCTTTGAAATTCTTGATCAGTTATCCAAAAGAATTCTTTCTGGAACACATGCAAAAATCACTGTTCAGTGTTATATGCAAGAGCTTCGACCAGAAGAAGCTGAGATATTTAAAGGGATTCTTAAGAAAGATCTAAGAATAGGTATGGCTACTAAAACTATCAACAAAGCTTTACCTGGTCTTATTGATGAGTTTGGTGTAATGTTGGCTTCTACCTTCAAAAAGAACATGTGGCAGCCATCTCTTTTTGCTTCGATTAAACTTGATGGCCTTCGAGCTTATTGGGATGGTCAAACAATGTATACTCGAAATGGTTTTGAAATTACTGGGGTAGATCATATTATTAAAAAGCTTCCAAATTTCCCCTTAGATGGTGAGCTTTTAATTCCTGGGGATCACTTTCAGAAATCTAGTGGGAAGATTAGAAGCTTTAATGTTACTCCTGATGCTGTTTATTTCATTTTTGATCAGCCTTCTGATCTTCCTTTCTTTGAACGGTATCAAGATATGCTTCAACTTGTTGAAGATTACGGGTGGGGAACACGTTTAGCTACTCCTCAACCTGTAAATATTCTTCTTCATAAACGGTATCCTACATATGAAGAACTGGATGCAATGTTCGGTAAAGCTTTAATGGCTGGATATGAGGGGTTAGTACTCAAGAATCCTAAAGCTGCTTATCAATTAAAACGTAGTAAAGACTGGCTTAAGATAAAAGCTGTAAAATCTGAAGACTTACCTATTGTAGGATTCTTTGAAGGCGAAGGTAAATATGAAGGATCCTTGGGTGGTGTAATTGTTCAACGGAAAAACGGAAAGGAGGTTAAAGTAGGAAGTGGCTTCTCAGATGACTATAGAACTGAAATTTGGTCTAACCAACATTTATACGTTGGGAAACTTATTGAAGTTCACTATCATGAGGTAACTCCTGATGGAAGTTTACGTCATCCACGGTTTAAAGGATTCAGATTGGATAAATAAAGGAGAATGACGTATGAAAATATTAATTGTACTTTGTCTATTATCCTTGTTTGGGTGTCTTCAAACAAGATACACCTACAATATTACTAACCTCAATATCGCTGCACGACCGGATGCCCCCTTGAAAGCGCCCTTTGAGTATATTGGCCCAGGGTATTCAGTCACAGCAACCCAAACAATTGAGTTGTATGTTGAGAAACAACAATCAGCCTCAACAACTACTACCCCAGAGACAGCTGTCAGTCTTACTCGATAAACGAAATATGTTATTATAAGTCTTCTAAAATAGCCTCTCGGATAGACCATTCGCGAAATATCGATACTTATAGAAAAACGAGTACTAACCTATAGGCTAAATTTCGAGCTCGATAAACAAGCCCTCGCTACTCAGTGTATTATAGGAGAATAGATGATGGATGTGGTTATAAACCTAGACTCAAAAACTATTAGCGTCATTTTCTTATCTCTTATTGCTATAACCTGGGCATTATCTCTTATATTGTGTTTTTGGATCAAATACAAGTATAAAAAGGATTAAAATGAATGCAGTTGAATTATGTAAACTCAATATATTAGAAAAATTTTCTAATAACAAAATAACCTATGAGGAGGCAGAAACAATGGATATTGCATTAGATGTTTTATGTGACACAATTTTGCATGTTAGCGAGATTCAAGAAGCTCTTGAAGAAATGTCATCAGAGTTAAGAAAACGAGGTCTTGCTCACGATCGTACAAAATTTCAAGAATTAGAATTTGATGCCTTCACAAGTACAAGACTAAGGTTCAAGAAAGTAGACTATGGAACTCCTGAGTACAAAGCTTTAGTTGATGAAATAAAACCTGTAGTAGATCATCACTATGCTAATAACCGACATCATCCCAACTACCATGAGCATGGTATCAATAGCATGACTCTTATTGATATCGCAGAAATGTTAGCAGACTGGAAAGTAGCCGCTAGACGAAGTCCAAATAACAAGTTCAAAGACACCCTTGAGTTTGCGTTCAATAAGCATGGTATTTCCAAACAGTTAGGACAAATAATCAAGAATACACTTAAAGAGTTAAACTGGATATAAAATGCGATTACTTACAATGAGAAATAAATTTGGCTTTCGTATTTTTATAATTAAAACTACTAATATTTTCTGTCAAATAAAAGCGATATTTAAATCTTTCTTTTGGTTTCGTAAAGCTGGAACATTAGGAGTTATTACTTTACCTGGTTTTAAAATAAGCTGGATAAGAAAAAAATATGAATTCTGATACTGAGAAATTGTTATCTCTTGTTGATACTACTCAGATGCACGAGTACCAAAGAAATGCTCTGAGGTTTTCGCTATCCAACCCACTATCATACCAAGCACTTGACATGGGTTTAGGGAAGACTTTTATAGCATTGAAATGGGCTGAAGCTATTTTACATTACAAAGCTATCCCAGGAGTACTTGTTATAACCCCTTTACGCGCAGCGTATACAACTTGGCCATTAGAGAAAGAGAAATGGGCACCAAAGTTAACACATACAATAATTCATGGTACACAAAAAGTTAGAAGATTAAATGAACGTGTTGATTTATTCTTTATGAATTGGGAAGGTATTCCTTGGCTATTTGAAAATCTAAAACGGTATTGGAAGTCTACAGGACGTATACCTTTTAGAGCTCTTGTAATAGACGAAGCTTCCATGCTCAAGAGTCCTAGAACCAAAAGATTTAAGACAATGAGAAAACTTAGGGATATTTTCCCCAAGTGGTCAATATTTTTAAGTGCAACACCTACTCCTAAGTCTTTACTGGATTTATGGTCTCAATACTATATTCTAGATGGCGGAAAAAGATTAGGAACTGCTTATGGTAGATTTCAGACAACTTACTTTTTCCAAATTGATAACCAAGGATTTTATTGGGGACTCAAAGACGGAGCTCAACGAGAAATATTAGACTCAATAAAGGATATTACTTATCGTCTTCCAGCACATGATTATGTTAAGATGCCTAAGAAAATTGATAATGAGATCAAGCTTTTTCTTCCCACTAAAATTTTTAAGATATATAAAGAATTGGAAAAGAACTTCTTCATAAAGTTTGATGATACCTCAGTAGAAATAAGATCTAGAGCAGCGTTATCTATGAAATTAAGACAAGTTATACAAGGAGCTATCTATACAGATAAAGAGGGATCATATGAGATTCTTCACAAAGTTAAAATTGATGCTTTGAAAGAGATAATGGAAACCGCTGCAGGTCAAGGAATTCTTTGTGCTATCCAATTTAGGTTTGAACTAGATATGATTCAAAAAGCTTTTCCGGATACACCTTATATTGCGAAAGGTATTCCAGCTAAGTTAGCAACTCAGCACATTACTAACTGGAATAAAGGAGAGATTCCGCTGTTAGTTTGTCATCCAGCCTCTTTAAGCCATGGTGTAAATCTTCAAACAGGCTCTCATATTATTCTTTGGTTAGGGGTAACTTGGAGTCCAGAGCAGTATACGCAATTAATTGGTAGACTTTATAGACAAGGTCAAACCAAAACAGTTATTGTTCATCATCTTATAATGCAAGGTACTGTTGATACTGCTATTCTAAAGTCTCAACAAGTGCGAAATGCTAACCAGTCCACGGTACTTCAGTACTTAAATGAATACCGGAAGGAACAAGGTTTATGAATATCTTAAATATTACTGAACAGGATATTCTTTTTGCTCACATGGATTCACAAATAAGTCCCCAATGGCCTGGTCTTATCCAAAAGAATATTGAAAAGGAGGGTTATACCTATATTTCAGAATATATTTTTTACGAGTATTTTACAGAGGAAAAAACCCTAAGCGAAGTAGGTAACACAATCGGAGTACGGGGAAGCACCGTCCTGCGGTGGATGCAAGTGTTTGGCTTTAAACGGCGACAATGGGGAGGTATTAGAAAGTTTAAAGACCCACAAAACCTTACGCGGATAATAGAAGCTCGTAAAGCAGGATTTGGTATCAAGAAACTTGCTAGAATGTTTGATTGCTCTCATAAAACCATAACTAAAGTATTGCGGGGTGAATACTATGTCTAAGAAATGGAGTTTGCGTTATTTAGAAATGGCTAAACTAGTTTCTTCTTGGTCAAAAGATCCTAGAAAACAAGTAGGAGCTGTAATTACAGATGGAAGGTATGTTCGTGGAGTAGGCTTTAACGGCTTTCCTAGAGGAGTGGAAGATGATCCAGAGCGTCTTGATACTCCAGAGTTAAAATTAAAACTTATTATTCATGCTGAAGTTAATGCCTTAATAGCAGCAGAAGGCAAGGGCGATACAATCTATATCTACCCTTGCCTTCCTTGCACACACTGTCTGGGCCAGATAATTCAATACGGA